AGTGGAGCAGGTCCGGATGCCCTGCCACCAAACGTCTTAAGACGAGCACCAGCAGGCCTAACGAGAGTTGTGTCCCACTTGGGTATCTCACCTGCATACAGCAAGGCTATAACCTGTCTGAGGGCTTTAGACCACCCTTCCTTACTATCTTTAACGACAATAGTCGTATCACTATCAAATAACTCTGGTACTTCAGGTAGTTTATTTATATATTGACGCTCAACACTGAAGCCTACACCTGTACCACACAGTAGTATAAACATAGCTTCATCAAAAGATTTAACATCATCTACTGGTAGATAACTACAGTTATACATACAAGTATTGTCTCTGTTTGCAGCTGCACCTGCAGTCATAAGAGATCTCATGCTAGGCATAACATCAAGATTAAGTATAGCTTCTTCTAATTGTTTAGTAACTTTTGAATTAGAAGATAGTGGCTTTACTACATTATCTATATACCTACTTACTGTTTCAGGCCAGCTTTCCCTACGGTTTTCTTCTTCTACCCACCTTGCATATCTTGATGTGTGAATGAATGATTGGTAGTCTGTTGGTAACATATTACTCATTAATTAATTCCTTTCTTAAGTTCTAAATATTTTTTAATACTATCGGGCCTTACCAATTTGTGAAATCCATAGAATCCAGTTTTTGTTCCTCTTCTTCGCAAACTTGGGCTAAGAATTAAATCTAATGATTGATACTCATTAAGCACATCAGTAGTTGCTAGTCCACAAATATAGAATACTTTATCAGATTGTTTGACAACAATAATTTCAGGTTTGTATGATCTACGAAAGATCACTGGGAATTTACCTTTTTCAACAGTTTTTACTCCACAGTCGTACCCAATTTTTTTTAAGTCTGGGACATGATAATTGGTAGAAGATCCCACTGAAAAATCAATGAACTCAGTATCAAGAAATTGTTCTACGGCAGACTCTCCTAAAAAACCAGTGGCCCATCTTTTTTCTTCCATACCAGAGTCAACAATGTGATGACTCTCATTCATTTTTTCTTGTACAACTTTTTTTACAAAAGTTTTAACTGTTTTAACTTTAGTGTCGTTTAAAATTATCCTAACAAAAGTAGAGCTATACTTTCTGACACAATCATCATAATTAAAATTTTCCATTTAATCTTTTCCCTTTAATAAGATTTTATTAGGTTCATACATAAATAATTTTTATCTTTATATCATTACTCATCTGTAATCTCCACTTCCTTTTATTACGTTACGTGCCATACGGCTGTTTAATTTATTAAGATTGTTCTGTGCTACATCTTCCATGTTTATATTTAAATCATTACACATAGCAGCAATGTACCATAGCACATCACCTAACTCATCTGCTATTTTTTGCTTAGTCTCAGGTGAAAAGTAACCACCCTTATCTCTCAGGACTTTCTTAACCTTACCTGCTACTTCTCCTGCTTCACTAAATAAACCTAGTGCTGGATAAATAACAAGATCTACATCGTCATATATTGCAGTCTTACTTGATTGCTTTTGATAGTTATTAAAACTATTATCTTTGAACATTTTTTATTACCTCACATTCTTTAATTTCTAAGTCATCTATATCATATAGACAGTCACTTACTACTTGCTTAATAACATTTGCGTTATTAACCTCACCTACTTCCAGGAAGTTTGCATCGGGATCTACCGATATTTTTATAATTATTTCATAGTCCATTTTGAAACCACCAGTTATACTTTTTATTACTCATTTGTCAAGCCTATCCGTAATAAGATTTAAGTCTTTCAAGACTAACAAACTCTGGATCATAATAACCCTGATCAATACTTCTTTTTATTACTACACCTTTCCACCAATCTTTATTAGCTTGACCTGCCCAAGACTCTTCAGCACCTTTAAAACATCCGGCAACTAGACCTATATTAGGGCTAGGATAAGAGTCATCTTTAAAAAATATAGATCGTTTATGACTGTGACCAACAGTAGTAGAGTGATGTCTTTTATTTAACATAGTATATGCATGATGCATACCAGACATAGCAGTACCAAAGTTACCACTCGCAATGTAATGAGCATAAGATATACCATCTTTAGTAAAGATACTTGGAGCAGAGTTTTCATACTCATAGTACTCATCAAAATAGTAGTCTGTTTGTAAATGTTTAAAACTTATACCATACTTTGTACCCTCAAGTCTTGGATCAAGAGAGATAGCTTTCTTAATTCTATTCTCATGATTACCTTCAAGCCCGTAGTACTTAGGTCTCTTACGTTTCATTTGTTTAAATTTTATTCTCAATCTATCCTGTGCATCATTATAATGATTAATATCTTTTTCATAGTTCTGAGATACAATAGCTTGTGGGTATCTAGTGTCATAACTATTTAAAGATTTCATATCTGCACCATCACCAAGATCAACTACATAATCAGGTCTGATATCATATATAAGTTGTCCAAGTAGATCAAATCTTTCATTAGATATTTCAGGATCTACATGGGCACAGGTAAATACTATTGCGGTATTAGGCATCGTAAAGTTCTCCATAATTTATTTTTACTTGAAGTGGTTCAATATTAGTATTGAAATACTTTTTCATTTCATTAGCTTCATTTAAACTGTAGAACCAATAAGGGTGAATAATTATCTCACCATCAACTTCTACTTTACATTCATGAAACCACTTAACTCCTTCTGGGTAATCATTATCTGGTAAATCTTTAACTGAGATTGGTCCCTCAACTATACCCCATATTTTTATATCCTTTATCATATCACTCCTTCTTCCAGTTTCTTAATAGTTCCATGTAGTGGTCTAGTTCTGTGATAACAATCCAAGGATTTCTATCTGAACGATAAAATACTATAGGATCTCCTTTGCCATGGTTAGTAGCTTGATCTAAGTATCCATACACAGTTTTTAAACCTGTCTTTCTACGTTTAACTTCTATAGTAATAGGTAACTTCTTCCTAGCTGCTGGGCTAAGTTGAATATCCTCACCTGTATCTCCCATAGTTGTACTTCTAATATCATCAGGTTCAAACTCAGGAAAAGTTTCTAATAACTTATCTCTTATTTCATTTTGACCTACTCTACCTTTTGCTTTTGCTGCTCTAGTCATGATATAACCTCAGGTACTTTAGGTTCTTTTTCTATGTGAACTAAATTTTCTATGCCATAAGAGTATCTAAAAGTTCTCATCTCAGGCCAACAAAGTTTCTTATACTCACAGTAACTACAGGGCATAGACAACTTGGTATTAGGGCTTGTCTTACTAAATGGTATTGGTTGAATACGTTCTTTAGGAATCTTCTTCGATACCATATCTTTTGCATCAAGCATTTCTTTTTCTTTAGTTTTTAGTTCTTCTGTAAAGTCATATACATCTAAACATATATGACCATTTTGTTTATCCAAAGCTAAGAAAGCACCATGTGTTTTATTTGTAACAAGTGGATCATCTTTACCTGCATACACATATGAACTAAGCTGAGAGATATAACCAAAGGGATCATCATCTCTTAGTGTACCATTCTTAAACTTCTTAAACGCATAGGTACTACAAGACTTAACATCAACAGTCATACCATCTATGACTGCATCTCTGTGTCCTTTAATACCATGCACATCAAGTTTACTCTGTTCACCAGAGACATAGTGACCTGATGCTGCAGCTAAACTTAATAGTAATTCTTCAATCATATCACCATAAAAAAACTTTAATAAAGTATTTGGTGTTAAAGGATCACCTTCTCCTGGTTTATTAACCTTATACCATAGCTTACGTTTACAAGGCATACCTATAGAAGATAAAGATAGATAGCCTCTTGGTTCTTGTGGTT